GACACGCCCGATGCGATAAACTTTTGTGACTCGCGGAGGATTGCTCTCGCCAACACCGTCGATGTGGTGGTGCCGTCTCCAGCGTCATCATTTGTTTGTGTGGCGGCTTGACGTATGATCTCAGCGCCGGCGTTTTCAAACGGATCTTCTAACGCAACAAACCTTGCGACCGTTACTCCGTCTTTCGTAATAAAAGGTTCTTTCCCTTTCTCCTTCAAGAGAACGTTTCTTCCCTTAGGACCTAGTGTTGACGCTACATTGTCTGCTAATAAATTAGCGCCGTCCATTATTTTCTGTTGTAAATCTTGTGTGTTGTCGTATGCTCGACTCATTAATACCTCATTGTTAAATTGTTATTTCACGCCCTTGGGGGTACCCGGAAAGGGGCGATGGGTCTGTGATCCGATGGCCTGCGTGGCTGGCTCGGGCTCCGATTTAAATTCTGTGGCTATTCTCTTGTCTACCACTTGTTTAAGTGTCGTGGCGTCTTTGACGGCCGCCTTCCCTGCGGTGGAACGATTTTGTGTATCTTTTTCATCACATTTTTTAGCCGCGGACGTGGGATCGCCGCAATCAATTAGAAAAAATCGCCCTACGTTATCTACCAAAGCGCTCAAAGCGTTAAACATCTCACTCAAATCATCCCCAATGGTGGCTGCACCTTGCTGGAAAGTATTTATTAAGACCTCCGGCAAAATATTGATGGTGCCAAGTGGCTTTTTTAGCACTGCCTCTTCGTAGCCCTGGGAAACTTTAAACTGTTGCGCGCCGGCGTAGCCGGCGGCTCCGTTGGGCGCAAATCGGGGGCCCGGGAGCGTGCCCGGGTCGCCAGGTGCCGCGTGGCGTTTGATTTCGGGCCCTCGTACAAGTTGCCAAAATTTAGGATCTCCCGGCATTTCTTGCCACAACTCATACCATTGGCTGTATGTCTCCTCATCCCCCCATAGTTTTTTCGCGTTAGGAGTCAACTTGACGCCTGACCCGGCCTTTCCGGGCTCCCTTTCGATGCTTCTAATGCTGATGGTATAGGTTTCTCCGTCTACCACGCTCTTAGTGCCAATGCGCTTGTCGCCTAAACTAATTTTCTCCACCTTCCACCCCTTGGGCATTTCTCCGACGATTCCGTCGTTAATAGCTGCAGCTAGTCCTTCCCGTGACGAGGTGTGCTGCTCCACATACCCCGGGGGGACTGGGACTTCTATAGTGTCTCTCTGAATAGCAACTTGGGGGTGGCCAATCCAGTCAAAAAAGTTTTTTTGCGAAATCGCGTATTCGAAGAATTCCATTTTGGCGTCTTTAATTGTTTTACCACCTTCCTTTGCTGATTGTTTTCTAATAACGACATATACCATAGGATCGTTTGGGTGGGCCGCAAAATGATTAACTAAGTCGACAAAACTGCCCCCAACCCCTCCCGTTGGTGCCAGAATCTTCAGGCTTAGGTTTTTTTTGTTACCTTCAGCATCTAAAATTATAACGTCCGAAATGTCACCCTCTTCAGTATGAACCTGTCGACTACTCTCACCAAACAGGGCGGCTAAGAAAGGTTCCCACAAAAATCCAGCGACGGATGCATTAAATTCTCTAATCATGTAAGAAAAGGTTTGGATAAACATCAAATAAGAGAGGGTTGTAGCAACACTTGCGTCGGGCGGAGGCTGTTGAATGAAGTTGTCAATTGCTTTTATCTTGGCTGTAAGGTCACCCCCTGGCGCAATTTGTTTCATCCAATACTCAAACGTTGCGCGATCTTCACTCGCGCTCGCAGTATATTGGCCCACACTTTGTTCGGTGGGAACAAGGATAGGGAAGCGGACGGTTCGTTCGCGACGTTGCTGGGCCGGCGCGGGTCCGCGCTCAGTGTTGCCCTCAAAAAGCTGCATTACCTCCTCAATCATCTCCATCAATGATTGAGGGTTAATAGTCATATCCTTCTTGCTATACTCTTCTTTTAAAATTTCTTGTAGTTCGTTCATTACCTATCCTCACACAATAATGTCAGCAATTCCTAATTCAACTGCTCTCTCTGCAGATAAATAGACGTTCACCTTACGTTCCAGCATTTTTTTCAGCTGCGATTTCGTCATTTTTGTTTCTTGTACTAAACAATTTATGTACATTTCTTGTAGGTCTTGTAAAGCTTCTATTTCATTGACAAGACTATGGAGGTCTCCGTGATTGCCTGCAGCTACCGAATGAATCATAATGCGACAGTTTTTCATAATACGTCTCTCGCCCTTGGTGCCCGCCGCAAGCAATAAAACGCCGGCCGACATCACCTTACCAACTCCAATCGTATGGAGGGGCGTTTCAGGCTCGATCATACGCATTATATCATAAAGCGCAAACATGTCGTCAGCGTTTCCCCCGTACGTAGAGAGATAGAAGTCAACAGGGCGCGAGGGCTCTTCAGAGGCCTTGTTGCCTTCATTAAAAAACAACAAACCCTGCACCACCTCTGCTACTTTTTCTTCCGAGATATCAGTAAACAGGCCGATGGCTCTAATCTCGACCTCATCTCCTCCTGCGGGGCCCCGATCAATAACTATTACTTTCTGTTCTTCTTGCTCTTCGGCGCCTTTTCCGGTAATAATGTTACACACTTTTTTTCTGATGTCATCAATCATTTTTTCCCCTTTAAAAGAACAGCTATGGCCGACTGGTTGTCATTGAGAAACTGCATCGCGGAAGGCCAGTCCTCAAAATTTAATGCATCTCTAAAGAATGTGGGATGCAAATCTACCATATGCTGAATAGATTTTGTTTTAAAATTGTTCAGTTCGTCTTCATGAAGAAGCATAAACGCTTCTTTGTTTTGATCGCTAGCATGGGTCTCAGCTAAATACTGAAGACGCAAAGATTTGGAGTAAGCGAAGTTTTCTATCGCTCTCGCTAGAATGGCAAGACTTATCAATTGAGATGCCTTGAGCATATTAACGGCAGTGTTGGCTGCGCGAAAGAAGTAAAAGGTTCTACAGGTGATATACCCAAATGTAAACAGGAGTAATTGTAACCACCATTCCATTTTTTCTCCTCAAACAATTAACCACCAGACTTTAGCTGGTGGTTAATTATACCAAGTATTCGACGTTTTGTCAATTACTTTGTTAGCCTCTTGAGTATTCTCTCAGCTAGCTGCTCGGCTATATCATCTTTCTTGGCCTTCTGTGCCATTCTGGCCGCTACTCTGCGCGCAACTTCACTTACAATCGCGTCGTGGCGGCCGCCCTCCTCGACGTGCGCCGTGTCGTAATCTCGGTCGTGCTTGAGCGCCTCAAGGTGGTGCTCAATGGCGGAGATGTGCGCGCCGTCGGCGTCACGGTTGCGCTCGTAATGCTCGCCTTCTTCTTCGCCGGAATCTTCATTTAAGCTAATTCCTTCGCCTGTTACGCCAGCCATCTTAACGCCAGCTGGCTCACGACGCTGACGTCGCTGAGCGCGGTGGCCAGGCTGGTCCGCCTGCGCCTTTACACATTCGTCGTAATCAGCGCCACTCAAGCCCTTGCACTCGGGATGGACTCGACTGGTTCCCTGCGCTAGCGCAGGCTCGCCCTCCATCATTGGCTCTTCAACTTCTTCTTCGGCTCCCATTTCAAGCTCTTCACCGCCCTCCGGGCCCATCTCCATCTCTACCTCGTCTTCCATCTCAACGTCGTCGGCGCCTTCGCCACCTTCAACCTCAACGCGGTCTTCAATACCCCACGCAGCAGCCAAGGCTTCCACGCCGGTAGCGAGCATGTCTTCAAGCTCGTCGCCGAGACCCTCGTCTCCGCCGACGGCGTCCAACTCATCGCCTTCTTCGCCGGCTAACTCATCTTCGGCGCCTAACTCATCTTCGGTAGCGTGCAGTTCTGACTCTAACTCGTCGTCCTCGTCACGCGCTCCGGGATACATCCCCATCTCCTGTATACCCTGTATGCGGTCCTCGCCTACGGGGTTCATGCTAGCTAGCTTCATGAAGCGTCGAATCTCGCCTTCGGTTAATAAATTCTTACGAGCCATTACAAAAATCTCCTTAAAATAGTAAACTCAAATGTAAATAGTAATAATTTTAAGTAAATACCTTAAAAAAACAAACTTGCGGCTAAGGGATTATTTTTGAGTCTCTCCAGAGCACGAGATTCAATTTGTTTAACTCTCGCAAAGGAAATTCCTAGCCGGTCACCAACTTGTCTCAAAGTCATTCTACCATTGGTATAAATAGAGACCAGCGTGCAATTGTGTTCGTCGGAATAGTCTATCCAAAAACGACACTTTAAATTGGAGCAAGCCGTGTCCGTCTCTACGCAGTGTTTAGCGCATGTCATCAATCCTTCTTTCATAATTCTGGGAATTCCTCTTCTAGTAAATCAAAAATGTTTTCTACTTCTCCCAGGCTCAGCGCAAAGTCATCAAGTTGCCGTTTTCCGGCTTTTTTCAAAATCTCAGATTTTTGACGCCGAATTTTTCCAACGTTTTTGACTTCATCGATATAACTTTGAATACGCTCATCGCCGTTAATATAACCCGTCACGATGTGGCGGAAGAAGTCGGACTGTGAGAGGTTATCGTATTTGCATCGTACAAGCAGCTTGGCTTGTCGATGATCGTTTTCTGTAAAAACGATACGCTTGGTTAGTTTACCATAATCTATTTCATCCATCACCACTTCCTCGTAGTAATGTGCGTGTCACTTTCTTTAATGCCCGACGTGGTCTGTCGAATAAAACGAGCCCGAGTATGAAGCGCTGCGAGATCGCGGGCTCCGCTGTAAGAAAAGCCAGACCTAATGCCCGTCTCTAAATCTTGTAAGATTTTCTTGACGCTGCCGCGGTAGGGCACCCGCGAAGATACACCTTCATCAGATGCATAACGGCCACGCCATTCAATCTGTGCCTCTTTGCTGGCCATTCCGCGGTATACCTTCCAGCGGAAGCCTTGGCTATCCTCTATAACGTTGCCCGGTGTTTCATTAGTGCCGGCCAACAAGGACCCGCACATTACGGCGTCTGCTCCTGCTGCCAACGCTTTCACAAGGTCCCCAGAGTTTTTAATTCCACCGTCCGCAATAATTTTTACGTCTCGGTCAGTTTGGGCGCAATCCATAATAGTTTGCAATCCCGGTATACCATGACCTGTTTGAATGCGCGTGGAACAAATAGAGCCTCCACCGATGTTGCACCGGACCGAATCTGCTCCCCAATCAGATAAATGATTGACTCCGGGAAGGGTAGCCACATTACCGGCCATGAGATGGAGTGTATCTCCAAAAATTTCTTTTAAAGAAGTTAAAGCTTCTTTCATTAAGATATGATGACCATGAGCTACATCCACACACAAAAAAGATGCGCCGGCGTCGTACGCAGCAACGGCGCGCTCTATATAATCTCCATATACTCCTACCGCTGCTCCAATGGGCGCGCGATCTGTAACCGTAGACATCACCCCTACGGCTGCTTTAATTTTGGTGACCTGCTCATCAATAGAATTATATCTATGAATAACAGCGCCTGCTCCTGCGGTGGCCATGGCTACCGCCATTGGCGCCTCAGTGATGGTGTCCATCGGCGCAGAGAGAATGGGCATCTCTAATTTAAACCCCTTCCCTAAGTCAACCGATATATTCACCTCGGATCTGGATCGGATAGTGGAATACTGCGGGACCAAGAGCACGTCATCGTACGATAAAGAGTCTTTCATTTCTTCTTACTCTTTCCCTTCTTTTGCGCTTCTATTTTTTTCCATCTCTCGTCGCAATGTAGACGACATTTCAGGGGTAATAGGTGAGGGCTCTTCCTGAGGCGGCGCTTGTCGTGTTGGGCCCGGGCCGTGCGGTGGCGCCGGCGGACTATATCGCGGTCCGAAATATTGCTGCAGCGTCACCATGACGTTCTCATGTTCTGCTAAAACTGTAGTATGTTTAATGATCTCCTGAGACCACGCTGTGTGATCTGGCACTACGCTCGGATTGCTGAAGAGCATATCCAAGGCAGCGTATGCTTCCAAAGCTCTTCCCTTTAGCTGCATAATTGTTGCATCGTATAAATGTTTTGACATTGTTATTTCTCCTTTTCAATAAAATTTATAATGTTTTCTGCGGTATACCACATTTTCTTGTCGGGTTGCGGCGGTTCCCCCATTTTTTTAACGTCGGGTTTAATGCCCCGGCTGACCTTCATTATAGAGATAGTCGGCACACCTTTAAACCCCAACCTTTGAGGAATGCGCGGGTTATCCCGTATATTAAATGCAAAAAAGTGTATGTCCTCGTATTCTTGTGCAATTTCTTGATAAGTGTCTTGGAGCCCATGACACAAATGACAATTGCTTGAATAAAATTTTATAACACACGTAGCATCCTCTAAAACATCTCCTCTCAAAAGCTTGGCCAGCGCGGTACGCGATAGTCTATCAATCTTCATTTAGTGTGTCCTCCATATAGTCTTGCGCCTTCTTAACACAGACCGGACAAAATAGTCTCACCGTATCATCTCGCACTACCACCTTCCAAGCAAAAACCATCTGTCTATCCTCCTTGTCGAAGGGACTTTCACAGGCGCTGCACTTGTCCGGAAGCTGGTTAAAGAGAAAAATTTTATCGGAGAGTTTTACCTCTTCATCTGTAATTCCTTTCTTCTTCAATGCTCTGCGTTGTTCTCGATTCACTACATCACTCCCACGCGTGGAAAATCCGTATATGCGCTGCGCTTGGTGCCATCAAAAATGACGACTGCCGACGGAAAAGGCGCACTGTTCTCTCCGTTTCCAAACTTGAGGCGCCCCTTCACAAAGAACAAGTCATTGGCCTTCATTATATATTCATGCCAATACTTTGTGTCTGTGCGGGCCGGGATCAGCATCACGACAGTGGTATTTTCTTTCAACGATTCTTCATAAGCTTTCTTAATCCAATCCTTGATGGCTCGGCCGTAAGGAGGGTTCACAAATACAACCTCTCCTCCCCAATCTTTATCTAGCCCGTTGTCCTTCTCGGTATAATGTTTAGCTACCTTATAGTTCGAAGAATTAGCACAGGGATCCAAAGTAAAGGGCCCGAAGCGCCTATTCAGTTTGTCGAAAAAATGTTGTGGGGTAGCCCACTCCTTTGATTTCGAACTAAACATTGTTTGTTGTGTTTGTTTATTCATCATTGCCTCCAAAAATTTGAATTTTCTCAATGCCCGCAAGCATAACGTCAACCTTGTCCTGTTGAATCTTAAAAACTGCGCTAGAGGTTTTATTGCTTTTGCTGCGCCCCAACAGCGCGTTAACTCCATTGTTCAGCGCAAGCCTTCCTCTCAAACCATGATCAAACTCCTCTCCATTCGCATCATAAAACAAAATCTTTCCGGACGTACATCCCGACTTCACACTAAGTTCTGGGCGATAATCGCGGATCGCTTGATAAAGAGGAGTGTCGGCAAAATTAAAGACATAATCTTTGTGAGTTTCTCCGTCGGAAACAATCATCGTCATGTCTTTATTCTTCTCATTAACGTTCTTCTTCAAAATATCCGAGAGAGTTTCAGAGTTCACCTCACGCAAGGCTTCATGAGCAGCAGCGCTAATGATATCTCTAACCTTCTCTGTGGGCTGCGAACTTTTTTTGAGGCTCTTCACCTCATTACGAAACGGACTAAACACTTCGTAGCCGCTGATGGCGCTAATATTAGCATAATCAAAGGAGCCCTTAGATATACCTTTCTTTTTGTGTTTAGCGGAAATGTGACGGCTTGCAGAAGAATCATTTACTTCGACATCTTGCTTATATTGTGTACCTCCTCTTCGGACTACCTTAAAATCATCATCCAAGTCAGGATATATATCCAAAGCCAGACCTCTCTTAAGTTTTTCTTCGAGGGCTCCTTCGTTTTTAACACCATCTTTGTGTGTTGAGCCGTCTGTTCTAAATGCCATTTTTGCCCTCCTTAGCAATTCTTTGCATACAAATTTTAGTGGCCTCGATATTCTGATCAAACAAAATACACCTTCTGTCCAACAAAGATGCTGCGACACCTGTTGTTCCTGCGCCAGCCACGGGGTCTAAAACAATGTCGCCAACATCTGTAGTCATTCTGATTATCCTATCAAGCAACGCGATGGGTTTTTGCGTTGGATAGACTCGCTTTTCTGAGCCCTGTGCTATAGAGTATACATCATCCCACAAGTCAGTGCAAGGCTTTCCTTTAGATTCATGCTTATAAATCTTCTTATACGGGTTTGCTCCAGCTTTGGACGGAAAATGAATCCTGTTGTCTTTAATCATTGTTTGCAAATCAGCTTTAGCCATTCTCCAACCATTTTGAGGTGCGTATGTGACCCCCTCCTGCACAATGCTGTATAGCCTATCTTTATTCTTGGTCTTTTGAGTCGCGGTGTAGACAATGTGGCCTAGCGCATAATTGCCGCGAGCGTCTTTGTTCTTATAAGAATTAGCCGCATAGTGTTCATCCAATGGCTGATATACCATGTTCATCTTAGGTTTCGTATGATCGGAACACCAGAAAATCACATCAACAGTTGCACCTAGTTTGTTCTTGATGTTGTTCTTTGAGCGAGACTTCTTCCAAAATATCGGCTGCACTCTACGAAAATACTTTCTGCACAACATGTTCGGTATCATCATTTCTGCTGCGGATATGTGAAAAAACAACGAACCTTTTTCTTTAAGGGCTCGTTTACATTCAATCAACATCGGCTCAATCAATGAAATATAACGTGCATCCGAATCAAACTCGTCATTGAATCCAGTTTCGCTGTCGGGATCAAGGCGATAGTCGCTATCAGAATTAAATGGAGGATCCATGTATACACAGTCAATTGAATCGCTATCAATACGTGATAGTAACAATCTAGAATCTCCGCATGTAGATTTATTTATCAGTGCTTCCAAGTGCTCCCTCACCCCTGTCGCTAATTGTAATAGGTTCGTCATATAAACGGCCGTCTTCTTTTTGTACAGGTCGGAACGCTACTACTGGTATCATCACCAGCTGTGCAATCTTATCGGCAGGCTTGATGACCTGTAGTTGCTTGCCGATGTTGTGGAGATTAATGAAAACCTCTCCATCATACCCAGAGTCAATCACGCACGCTCCCACGATTAGGCTGCGCGTTGCCGCTACACTTGAGCGGTTCTTAACTTCCAGCATGTATCCATGGGGAACTCCAAAGCGCAACCCCGTAGGGATGACCTTGCTTTCGCCTGGTTGAATGGGGATGTTCTCTGACGGTTCCGTCGGAGAATAGTACACATCTAATCCGGCATCCGAAGGATGCCCTCGGGTGGGAGAATGCGCGCCCACGCGCACCTCCGCATACTCTACAATCATTACTCTTCTCCTGTAATAAGGTTGAAGTTTTCCGTAATCTCGTCAATGTTGTACTTACCCTTGTACAAGCGGAAGGCCTTGACTGCAGCACGAATTTCATCCGTGTTGAGCCACCCATTCTCCTTGAATTCCGTGCGTAGATCGCGCTTCTGTTCCTTATAGGGTTCGATACATTCTTCAATAGCGTTCAGTGAGCGGATGTATTCCTTCACGTAGCGCTTCTTCTCTTCATATGTGTTAGCCACATTTACCTCCTTGGTATTATTACTATAGCAAATTTAGGCGGTGGTGTCAACCTTTTTCTGTGAAAATGGGACCAAAAACTTGAGCCATAAACCTCTGAATTAGTTGGTCACGTTCTTGATCGGTGTCACACTCGGCAAAGGCGTAGTTGTAGGTGATTTTTTCTTTTTCTATTTTGCCTTCTATCTGGAATATTTCTTTCTTCATCCACTTAATCTGTTGCTTATAATTTTTAGGGACTGCAATGTTATAGTGCTCTGCGTGATCAAGGAGAACAAAGTATCTTCTTTCCTCAAACGCATCTTTGATTTTCTGAAATTTTGCGGCCGATATTTTTTGGGCTTCCTCCGATAATGAAGGATCGATCTTGTCGGGGTGGAGGATCAAAGCTAGTTTTAAAAAGACTTTGCGGAAGGAATCGTGAATCACTTGTTCCTCCTGAGACATTTTATATTCTGGGTCTTCGTGGATTTCCGGTTTCGTTTTGTCGCGCAGCACCAACGATTCCTCTCCAACATCCTCCGACAACTCCTCCTCTTCGGCGGCCGGTGGCGGCTTCCCAAATAGTTCCTCAACGCGGGCAGCATTTTGACTGGACAGATCGTTTAGATCAATATCGTTACGCTCACAAAACTCTTCGTAGTAGAGCTGGAACTCGGGTGCGCAGTCGGTACTAATGCTTTCAACTAAATCACACTCTTCATATAGATAACGAAGCTGATTGATAATCCTTTTCCATCGAAGCTTGACGGCGACACCCACATTTCTCCCTCCTACTCAAACTTGAATGTAATGTCTGCCCTAATACGTAGGCTGGGGACGTGTAAGTGGTTGGCCATATTGTGGCGGCGGCATTCGGCGCCGTCTAAAAACCAGTCAGCATGACCTTTCGCATGCACAATATCTAAAAAGTATTCTTCACGCTGGCCACAATTCGTAGCCATCATTCTATAAATCTTTTGATTTAATCTCTCGACTTCTTCGGCGTCTGCTTTAATCTCTTCTACTTTCCCCCACCCCATCGAGCTAACATCGTGAATCATTAAGGTGGCGTCGGGGTCCATGTATCTGTGCCCCTCCGAACCAAAACTAAATAGTACAGCCCCGCAAGACATCGCCTTTCCTTGTGCAATTGTCGCCACCTCCACTTTCGAATGTTTGATGTCTGATATCATCGACATTAAACTGTAGACTTGTCCTCCATAGCTGTCGATAATGATGGGAATAATGGGCTGTCCACTCTTTTGGGCGCGCGTCATCTCATCCGAGAAGGCCTTAGCGGACGGCTCATCAAATTTCCTCACACGTATGACAACGGGCAAGTCGTCTATAAGTTTGGGCTCCTTAAGGAGCGGACTAAAGTATCTTATTATATTCATTGTTTATCCTAGTAATCTGAATGTTTTACCGATGGCATAAGTGGAGAACCCCCACTGCTCATCGTATTTTAAACGAGCCATGTAAGGTCGGTTGAGAAAGATGTTGTCTTTCTCCGGCTTGACGCCCCAACACCTAATCCGTACCGACTCATTGTTGCTATCGATAGTTTCCACGATCCAATAGAGCTTGCCATTCTTTGTTTTCTTGGCTGTGATCTTGCGCGGAATAAACCAGCACACCTGCAGTTCTGGATCGAACTCGGAGATGGGAGGAATAAATTTCTCTTGGAGGTGCTCAACCGTGGCATTACTAATGACCAAGTTGATCGGGAAGACTCCCGTCAGTTCTGTTTTAAACAGAATCACTTCTTCCTCGCTGAAGTCTCCTTCTGGTCGATAGAGTTCAACGTTCTCATTAAATTTCTTCATACTCTTGGGCCGCTCAACCACACACGCACTCCAAAAATGTTTGCGTCCTGTGAAGCGGTCGTCCATTAGACTATCCAGTGCACCGGCGCGCGCCAACGCATCCAGCGACTTCTTGTTGAGCTTGCTGTATACAATTTCTTCTCGAAACAGTAAGTCCTCTGCGCCAGTGAAAGGTCGATGGTTGAGAATCTGTTCAATAGCAGCCATCCCCAATCCCTTGATAGAAGTGAGAGGCTGGATGAGAGTCTTTCCGTCATCGCTAATCTCCCACACCGTCCCCGACTTGTTAATATCGAGGGGCTCAATCTTATAACCAAACTGTTTGGCCACGTTAATTGCTTTCTCCTTCCGACTCTCTGGTTCCTTATCTAAGAACGCAGCCATCCACTCTACGGGATAATATGTAAATAACCAAGCACACTGATAAGACAACATACTATAGGAAACAGCATGAGACTTATTAAAACCGTACCCTGAAAAATATTCAAAGTTGTTCCATAGAGTTTGCGCGCTGTCGATGTTGATGCCCTTCTCCGTGCACCCTTCGATAAACTTGTCATAAATTACCTTCTTTGTTTGAGCGCCCTTCCCGGTTCCCTTCTTGGTGAGAAC